GATTCCAGAGACATCAAGTATTGCAGTTCTCCTGCCGCCAACAAAATTGCTAGTAGCATAAGGATCACCGCTACGCTGTATTGGGTCTAGCTCTCCTTCGTCTGGCATGTTAAATATCTTCGATAGCCCATGAACCAAGACTTCCATTCCGTCAAGATTTTTACCTTTTAAGTTTATCGTTGATAAGAATTTAAGAGCATTCGCTAAATCATTATTGACTCTTGTATAGAATAACTGTGGATCGATAACATCTTCTATGTCGGATCTTCCGTACGGATGGTTAGGTACATAGATATTTTTTATAAACTCGAGTGGTACAAATCCCCATCCATGCCAATACCAATCTACAAGCTCGTCTTCTAGGAAGATTGCCATTACATCTTTCGTCCAATATTCATTTCTGCTAATTAAAGATTGATAGGTTTGCTGAGAATTAATATTTGGGTTTGATCTAAATCCAATTCGTGACTTAGCTTTATATTTCTTCAAAAGATCTTTCATTGCTATTCCTCTCTCGCTGAGATTTTTTTCGTATAGTCGCGCTGCCTTCATTGGAGAGATAGATGTCGTATCGATGAAGCCATAAAGTTTTTTATAGTTTTCGTCTTCAAAGATTGGTCGAATATTTGCAGGATTCTCAACATTAAAAAAGACCATTTTCCAATCATCTTTATTCTTACTATTGTTTTTTTCTAGCATCGGTCCCTTTAGGTAACTATCACCATAAAGAGATCCGCACTTTGAAAGCTCTGGAAATATAATATCATCAGCATCATTATCGTCGTAAATCTTTTTCAACATTTTTTCTTTGAACTCTGCTTTCATTTCTAGAAGTTCGTCAGTTTCGTCCTGAGAAGGGCAATTTACCTCTACCGGAGCATCAAAAAGAAGAGATGAGAAATTATCTACTATTGGTGCGCAGTAATTATCTGTTCTCTGACTTGCTCCAGGCGGCTCGTCATGATCCCATTGATCTCCACGATAGAACTGACCCAATGTCTCATAGCCAACGAATTGCTTGCCACTTGATCCACGGGTTGCAGAAATACCATTCAACCTAAATTCTAGGTCTTTTTGTGTTTCACCATCATGGTCTAGGTATTCTTGTTTTAATGACTCTTCGAAGCTTGTATGCTCCTTTGAAGTCATGTCTGTTTTGTATTCTAACATAGTTTTTATCCGATAATTCTTTCGCTGATGTTAAATGATTTTGTTTTTATTTCTTTATTTTTATTGTCTGGAATATTTATAATTTGCTCTGGCTTATCGGCAAGTATATTTAGATTAAATACTTTATTTCTATGACCAGAGAGCTTCTTTTCGCAGAACCATATTGGTAGTCCGAATGCCATTACTTCATCTTGCTCGAGCTTGCTATCGTCAATGCGATAATTACCGAGTTGCTCTTCTAGATCAGCAATATAGTACGATCTTACCTTGCCAAAGTCTGGATTTAATTCTTCAATTCTTCCATCTTCTGTTGTTTTGACTGCACGACCGCTTGTTAGTGCTCTTGCCATGAGGAAAAGCATTTCATCTTTCGGATTTCCTCCACTCGTGAAGCTGAAATCGTATATATGACGGACGTGCATCTCTCTGAGCATTTTCTTTATCATAGTTCCTCCCATAGAAGATGAATCATGAATAATCCTTGCATCATTGAAATCTTGTTGTAATATTTTAAGTTTTGCTAGAACTGCATACGGAGATCCTCCTTTTATTGATTCCCGGAAGACTACTTTGTATAATACTTTGTCATTTTTCGGCTTCGCTTGGCTATTGAGAACGTCTAACAGCTCTGTATAGTCAAAGATATAGAAGACTGTTGGATCACCTGTGTCGGAAAATCCCCAGTCAGCACCGATAATGTAGTGCTTATTTGGTTCACCCATCTGCAATGGAGTCTCTCCTTCCCATAATCTTGATACTGCGATGTTTGGAAGAAGCTTTGCTCCTGAAGTGACAAACTCTCCGAAGGCAACTTGCCTATATTTTTCAGGATCTGTCTGTCTAATTGCTTCTAAAGTGATACTTTTTTCTTCTTCGCCAATAAATATATTCTCTGATAGCTTACCAAGAAGAGTAAAGAAGCCCTTTTTAAGACCAATTCCTTGCTTTACTATGCGTTGATAGTAAGTATGAGATGGTTTATCAACCTCTGGAGTGCCAATAATGTCTAATGGACCACCAGAATCAATCAACCTAGATTGAATCTTTGCAGGCAACTCCTTGCGAAGATGCAGAGATTGAGGTGCTTCATCGTATGAAATATAGAAGAATTGTGTTCCGGCTAATGATGAAGCCTGATCTTCTCCTGTTGGAACGCCTTTGATCGTTGCGTTATTATTAAAGATTATTTCGCGCCTGGTTTGTTTGTGATCGACTAGAAATCCTTGCAAAATACAATTATTCCTGACTTTCGCTCCATCCCATTCGTAAATAAACTTATTATCGAATATATCAATGATATATCTATAGGCTGCATCAACCTGTAATGAGTGAGGTGAGATATTTAAGGTACTATATCGGACGTCATGAATGTATTCCGGTGGACCCTTACATCCGATCTTATAAAAATTATACCATATATGTTTGACAGATGTAACAAAGGTCTTGCCAAATCTATTTGCTGGGCACAAAATGTTCTTCAAAAATGGGTGGATCAGTAACTCTTCTAACTCTGGCAATTCTATACCTACTGCAACAGCCAGCTCATGTGCTCTTTTTATTTGAGTCTTTGTTGTCAGCCAGAGCCAAATCTTTTGACTAGGATGAAATTTCAGTCCTAGAAAGTGCTCTCCAAAAAAAACAGGATCTTTTCTCCCTTTTGCAATTGCTTCTACCAAAGGAAGAACTGTTTCCCTTTCTTGGTCAGACATTTCTTTTATAGTTTTTGAGTGATTTTTGTTATTCTGCATTTTCTTGAACTATAGCACCTTCAAGCTGGTCTACAGATCCTTCTCCTCCGTATTGCGCGCTCTGAAGCATGTCTTCAAACATACTTGTTTTTCGTTTCTCGGCATTTATCTTAGCTACCGCAGTCATTCTTGAGTCTCTTGCATTCATGGTACTAAAAAACCACGCCATTCTTTTCGCTATTGGTATTTGTTCCAATAACTCTGGCTTGTCTATTACTTCTTCTAGCGTAATGTCTGCGATAGTAAGAATCTTTCTAAGAGAATTTTGTTCCATCTTCATGTCAGTGATTGCGCTGTCACTAACTCGGTTCATAATCTTATTAGTTTTTATAGCAATCTTTTTATCGATCTTCGAAACGTGAAAGTTCCATTGCCTATAAGATATTGTAGGATCTAGAGTCTCAACATATTTCTTATGAAAATCAGCACTGGTCATGTGTCTTCCCACTAGCTCATACTTCTCCATTATTTTGGAGAAATATTCAGATTTCTGTATCGCTGTTATTCTTATTTTTTTTAACTTTTTTCGTTGTGTCATTAGTGTTGATTACTTGCTATTATTATAATACTTTGAATGTCTTTCTGCAACTTATCCACAGGTTAGCATAATTGTATAATTAAAAATAAAGAGTAAACTATTATTAGTTGAGAATATCTAAAAAACTAAATGCAATACATAGCAAACAACCTAGCAGACCATACCAGCCGATAACAAGGTTGGTTTTTTTATATAATATAAAAGAGTTATGGCTTCGATACTGCGTGTAAGTAGGGCTTCAACTGTTCTTCGAAAAAAATCTATTGCATAGATTCTTAACTCGGGTGAAGTCATCCATTCCTCTCTAATATATTGCGACCTTCTAAGGGTGGGTCAGGGCAGTACCTTCAAAAAAAATCTCATAATATTTAGACATAGAAAACGAATATACAAAAAACCCAATTTTGGCTCACATTAAGAATTAGTCTGAAGTTTCTTATCTAAACTGAGTAGATTCTTATTTCAGACAAACCTGTGGACACACAGACAAAATCTGCCCACCCCTAAAAGTACACAATAAAAAATATATAACACGAATTAGATTAATAATCTAAACCATCACTGATGGTAAATCGCCGTGCGTGTGGCCTAAATCTCCACCATTAATAAAGCGGCGCGTTCAGAAGGCCCGGAAGTAATAACGACCACAGAAGGCCAAGCTGATCCAACGTCAAGTCTGTGGGACCTTCCTGGTTGAAATGCCAGGACGGGTACGAGAACGGGCGAATAGCATATAATTGAGTGTTATTTCTTACCTTCGACACACAAGGGATGTAGGACCAGGCAAGTTTGGAGATAGCTCATGTAATAATATACATATATTAAATACATAACTTTAGCCAATCCCCTTGCTCGCCTGGCCCAAGCAAAAAATCCCCTTATAATAAAGGAGATTGATTGCAAGTTTTATACCCATCGAAGCTCTGAGTTTTTTCTAGTAGATTATAAGCTGTATGTACCTATAAAATGTTCGTAAGTATTAACCCAGGATAGCTCTACAGGTTGAGAAAATCCGAACTCTATAAGATCCTAGCATGAGGAATATTATCGTGTCAATAAGCGCCGATTGAAAAAAAATATATATAGGAATTGCTATATAGGGAATATCCATTAAGCGGAGTGTCCTCTCCCCCGATCGTAATCGGGTTCTGATCACAGCCTCGAACTATACGCTTATAGTTGGGGGAAATGACATTTCGTCGAAAATAATTGAGGATATCCTATAAGACAAAGAAGAGATTCAAATCTCTCCCGTTGCAACTCCTCGCCTCCTGTTGTTACAAGCTATTGCTATAGTGTAAAACACTCTTCCTATAGTGTTTTTTTATTGTCACACTGGGATGACAGGTGCTACAAATGGTTACAAACTGATACATAGTGATAGCATTGTAGATACACTTTGAGAAAACCCTGTGTTATAGAGGTAGAATCCTAGAATGCTAAGATCGCTCTTGTATGACCCCTCACTACCTTTTCCAGTAGATGGTTTTCTACTGTTGTACATTTGTTTGCAGAGGTGTAGACAACCTGTACACAATATCACACCTATTGCAACACAATGTATCACAATGTGTACAAACACAGTGTACCCCCCCGTGTACAATGTGTACAAGTGCTGGCACAGTGGGCAAATGTGTAGTGTGCAACACAATGGAGACAAAGGTGTTGAAGAACACTATAAGGGACACAAGGGTGCAACTGCTTGCATTGTAGGTAAAAACAAATGTAAGCGAGACACACGATGAAGACAACTAATAGGAAGGGGAACAATTGAGGCGAAACATATTCGTCTCTTTTTTTTTGTTCGACGAAACTATATCTATTAAGTGGAGAAGATTACTATAAGGCGTTTCGTTGGTGATACTCTTCTGGGTTGGTCTTTACTATATATGTTGAAAACAATGGGCGAGCCGGCGAGAACGGGACGGATCGGATTAATGATGAGATATTGACTATAAGGCAAAAAGACTTACGCCTAGCGGCGAAGCTTCGGATGATCTTATTCTTTTTTTTTGTTCGGCGGGGCTGTGGATAACTCATGGCATTAAATAAGGGGATTTTTTGTGCTTTTATATAGCAAGCTAGCGTTGAGTTTGGGAAGCATTGTCAATCATTGAAAAGCATTGAAAACTATTGACATGTATTATAGCGTATGCTAAAATAGACTTAGGATTGATTAATAAGTTTATTAAAAAAACATGGCAGAAATAAAACACAAAAAATTGAGTAAAGAAATGTTATTAAATTACTTGGTTGATGTGCTGGGATATGATGAGCAAGAGGCAAAGCACGAAATATCAGTTTACCGCTTGCCGGAGCTGTTGAGCGTTGAGCAAGTCGATGAGTGTATAGCTTATAACTCTTAAATAAAACAATGATAACTAAAAAAGACTTATTGAAAAATGTTGAGCTGTTAAAAAAAAGACTTTCTAAGAATGAGATTAAACAAATAAAAGGAGAAGACTTTATATATAATTCACCAATCTTCTGGGTTGATAAAGATAAAGATATATATTTTTACATGGTAGGAGATAGACTTATTTTTCAAAACAAATAAAATGACAATACAAGAAAAAACAATCTTACAGGAGATAGAACAAGAGGCGAAAAAATATGAAAGTAAAAGAAGTTTCGCAACTCTTCGATCTTTGATCCTCTGGAGCTGGTATGTAATTTTTGCTTCGGCTCTAGCGTTGGGGATTGGTATTAATTGGGCTGGATTATAAATTATTAAATCCCCCGCAATTGATACACTTAGCGGGCTTGTGCGGGCTTCGGCTTGCCGGCTAAGGAGAAAAAATAGTAAAAAAATGATGGCTCTGGATATATAACTTGTTATCTATTCGGAGCTATCGAGAGGAAAAAAATGACTACACAAGAATTTATTCAAGCAAATATCGGGAATGTACCAGTGCGGGATAAATGGTGCTCTTCTGTTATGCAAGGTACAGACGGAAATTTTTATAGCTATGGTTATCGTTATCCGCTACTGTTTAATGTTGCCGGTGTTTGGTTGGTCAATACTAGAGGATATTCAAATTCTACGGCAAAGCACATAAATTTGGCGTGGAGCTGTGCGGATGGTGGCGTTAGTCTCGCAAGCCGTCAAGTTGATCTATCTCCGGAGGCAATCAGAACGGCTCTAAAGAATGAGCTTGATGAAAAGCTGGAAGAATTGGGCGGGCTTGTTAGAAAAAACACAAAGAGAGAACAAGGCATTAAAAATGATATCCTAGAAATTAAAAGAGTTATCTCTTTAATGACTGGGCGAGGTGATGGCGAAAGAAAAGATCCGGCTTCACAAAATAGTAGTATTCTAAAAACTACGGGGATGATCGCTCTTCTTGGGGATGTATTCGGCAATACAAAAAAAGAAAAAAATGACTGGAAAGCTAGAATGATGAAAGCGGGATTAGAAGGGAAGGGATTGACTATGCCGGAAGACTGGGACGATCTAACAGAAGACGAGAAGGAAAAAAGGTTAAATGGTGCTATTGAGTGTATATTATAATGAAAAAGATATACTTAGAACTCACTGGAGATCAAAAAGAAAGAGGCGTTATCTTTTCATCGTCCCTATCTTATCACAAACAAGACGGGGGAAAAATTCATGAAGTACTAGGGGATAATGAAAGAAAACATCAAATAATCAAAAATCTACTTGATGATAAATTCTTTAATGGTAGCCCTTTCAAGTACAACATTATAAGAGAATAAATTAATTAAAATAAAAACATGGCAAAAAAAATAAACTATAAAGAATTTATCGATGAAAACCAAATAAGTTTTGATGCCTCCAGTCGAGGCGGAAGCATAAAAATTGATGTATTAGAATTATTCCCTGATCTAGAAGGAGAAGCAATCATGGGAGCATATCAAAACTATCTAGGCGGAGAGCTTGCTGGATCAGTCGTCGGGGCTTCTATGTTTAATCCGGATGATCTATCGAAAGACAACAGAATTATTTTCGATGAACTGAAAGAAGAAATTAAAAAGTATTTTTTCTACTATACAAATGAAATAGCAGAAGACTGGGACGAGTGGTCGGCTATGAGCTATAAGAAAAATCAAAATATGCCGGTAAGTGCTTATTAAAAAATATGACTACAAAAACATACGAAATATTAAAAAAACTTATCAAAGCCACTGAAGGACTTAAAGAAAGTGAGGTCTGTGGATTGTTTGAGGCTAGGGCTTTGTTTAATAGAACAAAAAAAGAAAATATAGAAAAATATCTTAAAAAGCAATATGAGATATTACTTAAAATGCAAGACAAGGGATTTAATGCTGTAGCCTGTGGTAGCTGTGGCGAGGCTTTTCTTCACATAACCGGAGATGAACTACTTACATGCCCATTTTGTGAATTTAATGACGAAATATGCGAATTCCCTGATTTATTTGTTGATAACTTCTAAGACTATGCCAAAATATAATGCAAATGCACACGAAACAACTTATTATTTAACTAAGGTTATCGAGGCGAAAGATGAAAACGAGGCAGAAGAAAAATATACAGACATGATCGCAATGGGAAATGTTGAGGAGGTAAACACTGATGAGTATGTATGTAATGTAGAATTAATTGATCCGGAAAAGCATGACTTAAACAATATCGCAAAAATAATATCGGCAGAAGCACATGAAATAATTCAATCACAAATCAATGAACCTCTAGACGGAGACAAGACGGAAAAATTATCTAAGTTATTTTTAGAAGAGTTTAATAAACTAAATGGAAATCTTTAGTCTTTAGGTTGCCGGCTTTATAGCCGGCGAGCTAAGAACTAAAAATGGTCGGGGTACTTTAACAACTTAATATATACAGCTTACCATGAAAAATAATCCTGAAAAGATGAACAAATTCCAGTGGTTAGCTTTAATTATTGCCGGAGTGTATTACTTATATTCGAAAGTATATAAATAATATACTCCAGTCGAGAGGAAAAAATTATGGCAAAAAAACAACAGGAAACAATTCGAGAGATGAGCATGAAAAAACTTCTAAACGGCGAGCAGAAAAAAGTCTTATATAAACTTTTTGAAGCTAAGATCATAACAAAGATCAAAGAAGCACAACAAAAACATAATCATGATGAGGAAGTATTGAGCAATGAGCTGGAAGAAAAAGCTATCGGTAAAGGCGGAGCAATTCAAAAATTGATGGATGACATCAAAAATGCGGATGAATTGATCGGTAGGGCGGACAAGAAAATCGATGAAGCCGGCTTCACTAGATCCAGATATGGCAAAGAATTTAGTATCACCGGAAAGCATAAGGAGATCGCAAAAATGGGTGATAACTGGAGGATCAAGAGAAATAAAATGGAAGAGTTAAAATTGCAACTCTTGGCGGATATTCACGGCTTACCAATGACTTATAAAGAAATGACGAGCTATATTGAAAAAGAAATAGCGAGGATCATGGAATAAATTTTTTAGGCGGAAACCCCGACCGCCTAAAAAAAAGAAAAAAATTATAAGTCGCAGAGGAAACGACCCAGTCACGGTGATTGGCAGAGGAAACGACCCTCTATCAATCTCCTTGTCTGGTTCACCGGCAAGGAAACTAGATGTGCAGTCATGCCTATCGCCATGTAGGTAATCATCTAGCAAGACTCCTCTAGGCGTAAGCCTAGGGGGGTCATTCCCCTCTAAATATATATAGTTCGTTACTTATTAGAGACATGACGCGGTGTAGGGAGATGGCCACCCAGAGGGTTCGAGTCCTTCCTTGTCTCTAATAAATAGTGAATTATATGCCCCAGTAAAGAGCGCGCTGGCAGATATGCCTGTAGGAGGTGCAATTCCTCCCTGGGGCTTAAATAGTAAATTAACTTAGTAATATGTGTATACAAAAACATGCCAGATAGCACAATAAAACAATTTGAAAAAGAGCTGAGTGAGCTAATAAATAAGCATTGTCGAGAGAATCTATCAAATACTCCAGACTTTATTTTAGCAGAATACTTGGTTGGTTGCTTGACTAATTATGAAAAGATTCACAACAATAATGAAAAATGGTACGGTAGAGGGCTTGAGATAGAAATGCCAAATAATAATTTAACTTAGTAATATATAACTATGAAGAAGAAGGAATTAAAATGTCCAATATGCAAAGGAAAAGGAACAATAGATATTCCAAATAAACTTAATCCATATTTCAATATACAGGTTGACGCTAAGTATATTGCAAAGTCATTGAGAGCAGAAAAGTATTCTTATCGAGAAATTGCTCGCATTATGGGTTATAACAATCCACAAAGTATTAAAAATTTAATAGAAAGCACATAATGAAAGAACTTAATAGACCGATTTTTATAGCAAAGAAAAATTATAACTTTGAAGAAGTAGATATTTTTCTACGAGTTAAGGGCAGATTGCCCACGGAAAAGGGAGATGGGCTTACACAAGAGATACTAGATGAGTATTGTGAAAAGTTTGATAAGAAAGAATTGGTGCAGGGAATTGTGCCACTAAAGTTAATGTATGACCTTATTAAAAGTGGAGAAATAAATAGTAATTTAACTTAGTAATATATAGCTATGAAGAAAATAACTTGGGAAGACATGGACTTTATTTGTCTAATTGAATACGGTGATACATTTATGAATTTTTGGGTCTATGAAATTGTTGGGCACGAACAAAACTTTTTTGGGAAATTTAATATTCCGATATACGAAAAGAAAGGCGTTGATAGCTCTGTAGATACTACCAAAAAGTTAGGGGATGCCGAAACCTATATGGACGGAACAATAAAATGGGATGGATGTTCTCATGTTTACTTTGGCGAAGAAGGATATATACATATCTGTGGTGGAAGGAAGTGGCGAAGCCATATAGAAGTATGTAAGAGGCTCTTTGACCTAGCCGCACAATATTTCAATGAAGAACATCAGAAAGAATATTTCTATAAAGAATTTAACGCAATAGACCATGACTAAACAAGAGATACTAATGTTCAATAAATTAGTTTATTGCTTGGTGAGGTGGCGGAATAGTAGACGCAAAGGCTTCGGTGCAGATACAAGTCCCGAAGATACACGAGAGCAATAGAGTGTGGCGTTGAAGCTAACTTTTTGAGATGATTAGTTGCAAATAATCATTGCTGAGAAAATTTAGTGGATACTACTTGCATAGAGTAGGACAGGGCGCATACGTGCCAACTGTCTGCATGCGAGGTGCAAATCCTCGCTCTCACCAAATAGTAAATTAACTTAGTAATATGAAAATGAAGATACGTGATATTGAAAAGGAATATGGCATTAAAATGGATGCTCGTAAAAACATGAACACAAGTACGTGGTTGCGCAAGAAAGGCTTATCTAACATAGCAAAGGCATTAGACTTAATTGAACAAAAAAAACCAAATAGCAAATTAACTTAGTAATATATAACTATGAAGATAACAAAAAAAATAGAACAGTTTTATCACGAAGAAGATCGTCGTGGCGTCATAGTAGTCGCCTTAGTAACCCTTATATTTGTCATAGTAATGGTCGGCTTACTTATATTAGCAATAGGAAAGGGTTCTGATGGAGTGACTGCGTTTGTAGTAGCGGTATTTATAGCATTTATATTTACTGTTGCTGTTCTAAAACATTAATCAAAAAATATGAGCACAAAATTAAAAATTAAAGAACTTAACCTTTCAAGTGACGAAGTCCTCGCGCTGGTAGTTCATGCGGCTGTACACATTAAAGAAACAGCTATGATTTCAACTAAAAATGATCACATAAAAGCGATTAAAAAACTTAACTTCTGGACGAATATTCTCCTAAAATTAGCCCAGAGAAAAGATTAATATGTTCAAAAAATACTTCAAAAGAAAGAAACACATTGGCAACTACATGACTGTTACAATAGATATTAGGTTTGCCAATAGAGGTCAACGCACTCTATTTAATAGTGTCTTCCTCTCTTTATTAGAAAAGACTAAGGAGGGATTTGAGTCTCAAGATAGAAGTAATAAATTCAAAATCAAACATGAGTACCACTAACTTTAAGTTATTTAGGAAGGCGAAGGATTTTCGTGCCGTTCTGGAAGGAGACAGTATACTCAGGAAGAAACTTGGCTTTTGCCCAACCTGTGGCCATAACATAAAGGACAGGAAGGTTACGCTCTATAAGGAGCTTATAAGCGCGCTGTACGAGATATATAAGTGGTGTGGAGAAAAAGAAGTCCACGAGTTCGAGACTAAGGATATTAAGCATCTGTTATCTAAAAATAACTACGCTCGCTTTGGTGATTTAGTCAGATTTGGAGGCGTAGTATATAAGCCAAAAGATGAGCATGGAAAGAGTCGCAAAGCACTCTTCGGCCTTAATATGAAACGCGCTAAGGAATTCTTTGCTGGCAAAAGAGACATTCCAATCCAAATAACACTTAATCAAATCACAAATGAGATCGTCGAGTCTCATTATGTGACAGTTAGGGATTTCCCTAAACTGATTGAATTGTTAGATGAAAAAGGATTATATGACTATGAAAAAGATCTTATCCCGTCACCTAGGGCCGGGAAGCTTTTCTAAACTTATCTGGGCTTGTCTAATCGCTACTCTCCTGATTGTGGTTTGTTACTGTGAGAGTATTGAGTATTACATCGAGACTCTTGGCCTAGATAGATACACTGATGAAGCAATCACTCCTGTAGTTAATAACCATATAGAGGTGGTAGCTAAGGTCTATGCCTATAATTCAGAAGTATCTAAAACTGATAGCGATCCATTTATAATGGCAAGCGGAAAAATTGTATACAATGGTGCTATCGCGTGCCCATCCTTTATGGATCTAGAAACTAAAATAGGAATAGACGGGAAAATTTATACTTGTGAGGATCGTATGGCTCCAAGATATAGAGATAATTATAACTTCGATATCTGGATGGAAACTACGACTGATGCAATTAACTGGGGCGTTCAAGAAAAATTAATTAAAATTTATAACTCAAAATAAAACAATGAAAAATAAAACAGCTTGGATCATAGGAGGCGCAATATTGATAGCAGCTATCGGTATCTCAACTCTGATTGCTAATAATTATTACATTAGTAATCAGCGAAAAGAACAAAACATACCCACTGAAAGTCTTGTAAGAGAGTTCTTAAAAGATGATGATTTGACTAGCAGCTATTCAATGAGAGACGACTATATTTGGGGTTGCACGGAAGAAATTGGAGGCCAAGAAGACTATTGCCAGTGTACATACGACTATATGTTAAAAAGAGTTGGAGAAGATAATCTATTTGAATTCTTTGTATCGCTATATACTGATGATGCCTCAGATGAATCAATAGGCATCTTTACAGATACAATAGACAACTGCATGGGTGAGATTAATTGGTAAAACTATAACAATGGAATCAATAGGAGACTATCTAAATAAACTTAAAGATAGGAAAGGAGAGACACAAAAAGTTCATTCTGCACACCAACAACTCGCAATTGATGTTGCTAAGGGCTTCGACGATATGGATCATATAGGAATATATATGAAAATCTGCAAGGTGTTTCCTGACTACTTTGTGCGAAAAAAAGTAACTCTTGTTAAAGAAATGAACCCAAGAAATCCCGGTCGATACTTTACAAGTATCATGTTTAAGGAGATGGCTGTGGATAAGTAAGAGCTTTTAAGGGTATCTAAGATGTGTTATAATCAACTTATGGCAACTAAGACACGAAAGATAATAACTAGAAATAATGGGACAAATCTCATGGATTTATTAAGTGATAAATCTCTGAAGGCGTTAAGCAAGTTCGGTCATGTATATTGCGATCCTTACTCAGGACGTAACCGTATTCGTGTTTATAACAAGCCAAACAAACAAAATGTCATTAATAATTCCACTACTAGACGAGTCAATTAAATTATCGAGAAACGAAGAATATCTTGGCAAAAAGAAGTCAACCTTCTGGGCCTCTGAGTCAGAGATCATGGCCTTTGAGATCTTCCATAGGTGGATAGGAACTAAGCCTACCAATCCTATAAGTGAAGAGAAGCTTATGATGTTAAAGATGCGCAAGCTTACGGAAGAAGCCGTTATTCTCTTCCTAAGAAAGTCCGGAAAACTTATAGAAAGATTTTCCAATGACGAGAGATGTTTTTTCGAATGGGGCAAACACAAGGTCCCGATCTCTGGATATCCTGATGCAGGAATAGAGATAAACGGCGAAGAAATCATTGTAGAAGTAAAAACGTATTACGGAGGATTTCAGCATAGCAGGGTACGGATAGGAGATGTAAAGACATCTTATCTGTCTCAGTTAGCTATCTATCTATATCACTTAAAGATCAAGCGAGGAATTCTATTAATGATTAATCAAGGTACTGGCGAGCGATATGAGTACGACTTGTATCAAACTGGAGACAATCCTCATCACTTTATCTGTCCCGACAATACGGTTGAGATAGATCTAGAACGAGTCTTTAAGAGATTCGAGAAGATCTGGATTGAGAACGTCAAGCCAGGAATAGAACCAAAAATAGAATACCTATATAAATATCCTGTTGATAAGATTAATTGGGATAATGTATCATCCTCTATAATCTCTAAGGCGCGAAACGATAAATCTGTTCACGGAGATTGGCAAATCAAGTACAGTGACTTCAAAGACATGATTGTTAAGAAGCAAGGAACGTGCCTAGGATATTCAGAAAAAGAGCTAGAGATAATTAGAAAAGTAACCACTGGATATTCTACTCGTAAAAAGAATCAAGTAAGATTCGATCCGAGCGAATTAAAATAACATGACTAAAGAAAAGATAATACAATACAGACCAATCAATAGAAAAAGGCGTATTAAATGTGGAAGATGGACTTGGTCTACAACATGTCCAGCGCATTTACCAATGACACTCCAAAGATTGGGACATAAAATAGATATTATAGAAGGATTTGAAGTTATTAAATCTAAGATTAAATAAACATAACGGAATCTATGAACCATAAACAAAAACTAAAGCTTGCTAGGCGATTGAGGGGTAGTGAAGAAACAAAGCACAATGTTCCGGTGTTTCAATCGAAAGCATGGAATGAAAGAAAAACCGCTATCCAAGAAAAAGTTGAGCGTAAGATAAAAAAGCGCCGAAAAAAAATGAGAAAAAAGCAAAATAAAAACAAACAAAATTTATGGAGAAAATAAAACATCATTCAGTAGTATCGTCAAACATTCAATCAGCTGGATATGACGAGACAAGCAGAAGTCTTGAGATAACATTTAGTAATGGATCTACTTATAGATATGACGAAATTCCACGTTATATTTATGAAGGTATCTTTAAGTCTGATTCTCCCGGTGGATTTGTCCAGAAGTGGATTGTTAGGGGTAAGTATAAGAACAAAAAACTTGGAGCTAAACCAAAAAAATAACATGAAGCTATATTACCTAATACCGCTTATTATCTTAGCTGAAATGATAATTACATTTATCTCTCTAAGTTATAGCAGAAAAAGGATAGAAGTTGCTTTCATGTTTTGTATCGCTAACATCATATCTGCACTATTGGTCTTGATGATTATATTAAAAACAACTTAAATGAAAATTATAGAATTAAAATCAAATAACATTAAAAAATTGAAGGCCGTTGAGCTAAAGCTTGACGAGAATAAAAATGTCATATTAGTCACTGGAAAGAATGGTCAAGGAAAGACTTCGGTTCTAGACTCAATATGGTACGCGCTGGGTGGCAAGAAAGCTGCACAGCAAAAGCCAATCCGTGATGGCGAAGAGAAGGCCGAGATCGAAATAGATCTAGATGGATATATCGTAAAGAGAACATTCACTGAAAGCGGTTCATATCTATCTGTTACGAATGGCGAAGGATCTAAATATAGCAATCCACAGGAATTCCTTGATTATGTGGTTGGAAGCTTATCGTTTGATCCTCTGGAGTTTTCAAGGCTCGACAATAAAAAACAAGTTGACGAGCTTACAAGAGTCGTTGGGCTTGATCTCTCACCGTTAGATGAAAAGAAGAAGGAACTTACCCAGGATAGATTATTAGTTGGTAGACAAATAAAAGCCATGCCAACAAGATTACCTGAATCAATTCAGGAATCGCAAAAAATATTAAAGGAAAATCCCAAGATTCCGTCCATGCAAGAGCTTGTATCAAAATTTAATGACGCCAGTGCTGAAGTAAGTAATTACGAGCGCGCACTTAAAGCTATTAAGGAACAAGAACTTTATGTTAAAGATGCTCGTTCAGCGATAGTAAACCTTAAAAAAGTAAAGAAACCTTTACATGACTTAACTGCCATGAAAGATGAGATTAGTAACATACAATCTCTTAGCGAGCAGATAGTAAGCTCTAGGCAGGTCGTTGAAGATGCTGATAAAATAGATAAGGCCAAGAGCGAATACGATAAGCTTACTAGGGTTATTGCTGGTATTGATAAAGAGAAAAAGGATAAGCTATCGAAAGTAAAGATGCCTGTAAGTGGGCTTAGTTGGGAAGAAGACGGGGTTTTGTACAATAACATTCCTTATAGTCAAATATCCGCAGCTGAACAACTAAGAGTATCAATGGCCATCGCAATGGCTAGTAATCCAAAGCTCAAAGTCATTCTGATCAGAGACGGCTCTCTCCTCGATAGCGATAATATGAAAGTTATAGAAAGCATGGCTAAAGATAAGGATTGGCAAGTTTGGATCGAACGAGTTGATAATTCCGGTAAAGTCGGAATATTTATGGAAGATGGCGAGATTAAAAAGATTAATTAAAAAAACATGAAACAAACACATCTAATCGCAAGATCAAATCCAGATGATCTCAAAAAAAAGAAAGATGAGATTATTAAAAATGAGACCAATAAGAGACAATTAATAAAATGGAGTGATACAGCAGTCGAAACTAGGACTAAATTATTCATCTTCAAAGTTGTTTCTCTTCCAAGAAATTTACTAGATCAAATAAAAGGTTACGATTTTGTCGACGCGGAACCATTATTAGAGGATTTAGACAAGTTTGTGAGTGAAATAGGGGTAGTTTGTGGTAAAATAGACAAAAGCGACACCAAGACCTCACCAGAAGCACCAGACGCCACAGAGAAGAAGGATACGAAAGAAACGAAGGATAGTTCAAGTAAGCAATAATAAATGTAACTGAAGGGCACACAAGTATGAAATTTAACGTCACAAGAAAAATCTGCTTGACAAATATCGATAAAAAGATTTGGCCGTATGAAACGGAAGATCTTGGCGTTATTGAAGCTGACAGTTTTGAGGAAGCATACAAAATTGTCGATCCGGCAGTTGCGGAACGCATCGGATATTATCGAGCAAAAGCAGAGGCAATAAATAATGCAAAAACTAAACCGAAGACACCAAAATTAAAATTACCAGACCTGACTCCAGCTCCGGCCCCGACTCCAATTCTAAGTCAGCCAGCCACAGCTTTGCCTCCAATGACTCCTCCTATGACTCCAAGTGATACAGCCTCTCAACCGCCAGTAGAATTTCAAGTATAATTATGAAAGAATATTACACGCCACAAGAAGCAGCCGAGCTATTATCTGTAAATAAATATCTTATCTTACGTTTTATTAATACAGGTAAGCTTGTTGCATCTAACTTAGGAACCGGCCAGAGATCCGTGTATAGAATCTCTAGGGAAGAAATTGATAAATTCATCAAAAAAAGTAAGAACAAAAAAGATGACAAACAAAACAGAAATACCAAGGATTAAAAAAATAGCTGAAGTTGGAGAAAATCCTTTTCAGTGTATTGAAAAAACGGAAAGCATATTACAAGGATGGGATAGCACTATATCTAAAACTGTTTATTTGTTCAAGACCGACGATGGAAGTTGGGGATATTTTGATAAAGAAACCAGTCAAGTTATCCCAATAAGTCAGTGGAAGGAAAAAGCTGCATGGATAAATGGCCACTGGGTTAAGATGGCTCTGTATCATAGAGTGCATGTTAGGTTCTCAGAAGAAGTATCTTACTCTGAATGGAATAGCGAAGAGAAAAAGCAGTATAGTGATTCAACACTAGAAGCAATAATTACAATGACAGATACCTCTTACAAATCTCTCATTGAACAGATGACCGGTAGAGAACGAGATTCATTCTTTAAGTTTGGATTTACCACCAGAAAAATGGGAAAAAGAACAATCACTTATGTTGATAAAGTTTTATGGGTTAATCCGGATAAAAAGTAGTATAATCAATAATATCAAAGGTCGACTAAAAATAAGTAATTAATTGAAAAAACAATAACATGAATGGAAAAAGAATTCCTGGTATGGCTCCAGATGCAGCCTCATTACCAGAAGACAAACACATCGCACGCGGTAGCATGCCAGACATGCCACAAGAAGAGAATTCTGTAGAAGTTTCCGATAAGGCCCCTATAACAAAACCAAAGAAACTTGAAAAGAAAGTAAAGAAAGGAATTAAGCTTGATAAAAAGAAACTTAAAAAATAATTATGTCAAAAAAGAACAAAAACAAAATCGTTGCTACTCCTGAATCTGTGTGGAGACAAAGATGCGCAGAGTCTAATGGCACGATGATTGCTGTTCCATCCGGGATGGAAGTGGCAACAACCGAATTTCAGAAGAAAAGCGAAGCATTTATCGGAAAGGCAAGAGAATTTGATAAGCTAAATGTAGAATTCGATGTTTATGCAAAGAACTTCTGGTTCGCAATGCGTCAAGCTATCGAGAAAATTGGAGATGAAGATATTTTTACAAAAAATATCGGATGGAATGAATTAGCTAAAAAAGAAGGAGTAAGTATCATAAATCTTTCTTCAGCCAACAAGCCCCAGCCGATGAAGATGTAATAATAAAAAGGCCCGATGTTCCTGTAGATATCGGGCTTTTTTTATATATAGAATAAAGGGCGAAGCTATCTCCGCCCTTGTTTTATTTTATCCAACCTTTCTAGAAGTTGAATAACTTCTCTTAGGGTTCTTAACCCAAAGATTTTGTGCCAACAAGCATGCTTCTCTATCTCAATCAAAAGGAGGTTGTTTGGTGTAGCGCGCCCACCCCGCGACTTTGGCGTCAAGTGGTGTTTGTTTCGACCGCGCAACCTCCGCTTATCTTTATGAGGTTTTCGGTGCTTGTGTTTACGGCGCTTACTCTTCTTGCCCACTAGGACCACCTCCTATTTTTTGAACTTTCCTAATATAGTTTTGCGAGCGAGAAATAGCTCAAGTATTGCCTTTATTCCAGCTCTAGTAGCTAGGAATATTAATCCAACCAAGGATCCATCCTTGAAACTTGAGATAGATATACTATCGATGTCGTTGAAAATTATTAGAGCAAATCCGGTAAGGAATGAGAGGATCGAACTGATCACCCATCTTTTAATAGTTTGCTTGGTTTCGTCTGTCATTTTTTTTGTCATGTTATTTTTTTAATGTTAATTCTCCTTGAATAAATTCATCCCAATTTATGCTTTTATCTGGGTTTCTTGGGATATCGATAGCGAAGTTTTTGCAATACGATTCTAGCGCCTCCTGGCTTATTGCCGGAATCCATATACCAGCTGTTAAGCTGTTAGTGTCCTTAACTATTTTAGCGTTTGTTTCAGGCATGTTATCTTTATCAACAAATGTCCACGGATTAAATTGATACTTATTATTAAAGTAATCAGCACGAAGTTTTTGCCACCCATCTCCTGGCTTTGATCCTGGCTTCCAAGTTCTTTTTGGATTTTGGAAAGCGTCACTCCAGCTATTGGGCGTGGCTATAAATCGACCTTTTTCATCGGTTCCAATGGCTCCATAAAATACGCAATGTCCCCATGTAAAACCTTCCTCAGTCGGAGGAAGAGGGTTCTCTGTGCCCCAGCCTCGTCCGCTTTGACCGATCAAGCCACCGACAACTCCATGATTTTGTATAATCGCTTGAGCAAATAAGTCCATATTATCTGCCGCATTTATAACTCTATATTCTAGCCCTCTTAGGGCCTTAGCAAGCTCTATCGTCTTCGCATTTAACCAGCTCTTGTCTCGCATAAATCCTTCCGTTGTTCGTCCGTTATTTGTACTCGGAACAATTTTCTCAAATAATGCTCCCCAATTAACTGCTAGCTTAGCTGCATCTCTAATATATGCACCTCCGTCAGGTTCAATGAAAATTTGTGAATAGAATGCTTTCGCCGATATTTCGTCAACTTCTGCTTTATGATAAATTCTTAGCTTTGACAAATCCATCTTATGTCTTTTCATCATCTCAATCACTTGCTTAACCCATAGATAATACGACCATCCTTGACCAACACAACTCATGGTTATGTATTGATTCTTTATGTAAATTTCGTCATTAAGTAAATTTCTTATATCAAAACCCTTATCCCAATCTATTGCCACTGGAGGCGCACCCATTACTAGCTGATCGTACGAAAAGTCACGTTCATCCTCTTTGTCTGGATGACATCCATTGATTCCTACTATTCTATATGGAATTATCTTATCTGAATCCGGCATGTTTATAATTTATCTAATTTATTTTCAATTCGCTCAATTACCTTACAAACTAATTTGTTTGTCTCATTGTTTTGTCCTAGAACAGTCGAATTTCTATCTAGTGCAGCTGTAAAATGCTCAAGGTGGTTGTTCATTGTCTTATTATATATTTTGTCTTTCCACCCTGCGTACGCTATTAATGCTAATGCAATTCCAATTGCACCGCCCTGGACTAATATTTGAATCATATCTGGATTATCCATTTTCTTTTTTAGTTTTAGTCAAAATCCAATCTGCTACATAAGAAGAAAGGATTACAAATACAATTAAATACCATTTCCAACTATAATCTCGTCCCATTGATTCTCCTATTCCAGATATTATTATTAATAGAATAAGGATTGAACTAAAGGTATTGTTATTAATTCCTTTAATTGCCTTTTTCGCCATCACCTTCATTGAAGATCCAATCTTATCGATTTTCTTCAATGGTAATACGTTTTTTGGACCAGTTGATATTGACATATATTTATGCTTCCAATAAAAGAACCTGAGCTATGGATTCTGTTTTATTTTCGTCTGTGAAATTAATGTTCGTTCTGATGTCTTCGACATAAACATCATAGCCATTGTCTAATTGTTGAGCTGCGGAATATGCGCGAGGGGTAGTTCCTCTTTGTCCTCTATTAAGTCCCAGGATCTTGTTAGTCGTAGCCGACGTATAATACATTTCCTCTGCTACACTTCCTGATACTGCCCTTACTCTTCCTTGCCTAGGGAACCTTCCGCTACTACTTATCAAAGCTGATGTGCTTGCAGAAGTTATTCCGGAAACTATTGTACATTCTGCATAATCAATATCTTCGAAAACAACTTTTTGCTTTGTGAACTTTTCGTTCCAAAGTTCTGAATTCATCTCATCTCCTTCTCTCTGATCTTGTTGGGTATTCAAAAGTTTTACGCTATCAGAGAAATTCAGTCCCAATGACCATCTATTTTTGAAGTCAGGCATTGGTTTATATGACATAATAACATCTCTAATTTTTGGAGTTGTCGCGCTTCCGTCTAATGATATTCTCCACCAGATCTTATTGAAAATTACGCTTCCTGGAATTATAAATTCTTTCTTAGTATCGCTATCAGAAGCTGAGTATGAACGAGTTCCGGCAGCTACCCATGTGCTTCTTCCATCTATTGAGTATTCTAATTTTATCGATTGGCCAGTTGCCATTTTATCGAAAATAATAGTTACGCTATTAAGAAGTTTATCAAGAGACGCCACCGGGGCCATTTCATTAAATACTAAATAATTCTTAGCTAGTGTTGTTTTGTATGTTGTAGCATCTTCAAAGACATAAGATTTATCTGATGTATTAAGCAATCTTTTTGATCCACTCTGGTTGACGTATAGTAAGAATAAATAGTAGTCACTATCGTCTCCAAGAGGCTGCTTCCAATTATAAAACGCTGTTCCATCATATATTAGATTCCCCCAATGCAATTTATCATCATATTCCGTTGCTCCATAATGTATAATACCCTCTGCAACATTTCCAGTTATGCTATATTTATCATCGTCTCGTGACCATATTTCAGTTATCGCAGATCCGTCATATTCATAAATCTTTTTGTCTGGAATTGTTATTATTAGTTTTCCGCCATACTCTGATAAGTATTTATCTCCCACACCAGTATTTGTCATACTTGATCCTAGAAACTTTTTTATTAAAATATCAGACGAATCTGATGGATCGAACGCTCTTAGTTCCGCTAAATTAGTTGTAGATAGTATATAATATATTTTACTATTATATACTGCTGCTGAATTTGGAGTTTTAGTGCTGGCTATATGTAATTCCTCTACCCATGTTGTTCCATTATCTACTGTTGACATTATTGCAGATTCCTCATTTAGGTAGTCATTAACGAGAACGTACAATGTCCCAGATAATTCACAAAATCCTCTTGCTCCTTTTATAGACGTGAGTGTGCTTGCTGTAATAATAGCTGCGGAATGATCTGTCCAGGAAGTTCCATCGTAAGATGCAACGACGTCTAAATCTCCAATTCCAATAGTTGTGGCATATAAAAGATTCTTATGTCCAAATAGCTGAGTACAAGAATTCTGATTTGTATGAAAGTCGGTTCCAGCTATGTCGCTCCATGATCCAGCAGATTCTTTATATATTTTTACATTTCCAGATCCGTCATCTTCACATCCTATATATTCACTTATAGCATCATCAACTTCTGCTACTGTTCCACAAATAGCAACTTCAGAAAGTCCATCTTCTAGTACCACTTGTTTTTCTAATTGAATGCATCCTTGCTCTGAATAAGTATCAATATTTGTTGAATACCAATACTTTGCATCATCTCTCCATGTTTTTTCACTTTTCACTCCTGCGCTCCAATCTGTTTGAGCTAAATAAAATAGACCTTGTCCGGAGAAATCCGAATAAGCAAGGTCTGAAATTGCCAGTCTATCTATTTGAGATGGGACGATGCTTTTCTGATATGCGGGGCGATCTGGTGCACCTCTTAACATATAACCCTTGCTATTAACAGCAATATGGTATTTGTCTCTAACTCCAGTAGCTGCCATGTTAGAAAATATAACCTCCTCCATTGATATAGTATGGTATCTCTGAAGCAGGCATAACAGGTTTTAGTGTCTTCTTTAGGTTTTCGTACATTGATTCATTGTCATTTGCCAATATGCGCAAATGAGCCATTGAAAGATGTCCTTCTTCAACTGTTGCGTTTCCTTGAAGAGCGATCTTACTAGCCATCGATCTATGAAAGTTAGCTCCAGATTTAAGCTCTAGTAATTCTAGCCAGTTATTTTCTACATCTAGTACATCGGTAACTGCTGTCGGTCTAGTGATTCTTCTTAAATATGAAATAAGAAGATAATTTGCAGTTGTTGGTTTACCGCCAATAATTAATTTATTAGAGCGACGATCGTATCTTTTATTTATTGATAACTTTGTCCATGAACCAGAAGTTGTGTGATTGTCAGACTGCAAAACTTCAGTAAGTCTGATACATGTTGATGGGCAATTATACGCTTGTATATTCGCAGATAAGGTCATTGCTGTCGGATCACCAACTACTGATTTATAGAATTGATCTCCTAATGAATCTACAGAACTTTGAATAGTCTCGAGCCAATGCTGATCTCTAAACTTGACTTCTTGATATTGTGGTTTTATAACAGCGCTCGTTGCAGACTGTAATACCAAATCACCAGTATCTAAATCTATCGAATATCCACTCGCAGCCTGAAGTGCATTATTAATATATAACTTAAAGCTTCCCTCTTTAATTGGAGCGAATTTTGTCTTATAAATTGTTGACGAACCATCGCCGGTCCTTATATCTTCATGCTTGACAGGCAGGTCGTGGTATCTTCTCCTTAAAACGGAGATAAATGCAGATGTTATCATATTTATAATATTCTATTATCATCTAAAGATACTATTCCATTTTGATCGTTTCCGTCCATTGCAAAATCCTCATCACTTCTCATTGCAAAATCATCTTCCCCTTTCATTGTAACATATCCTTGTCTGAAAGCCCATATACTTGCCTTAGCGGTAATCGTTCTTATTACTCCTTCTTGCTCTATTCGCCCTCTAGACATAGCGGTTGATATGTTGCCTAGAGTTAATATGCGACTCTTGGCTTGGATGGTTTTTAATATACTTACACTTTCTATTCTAGCCTTTGCCTGAATTTCTACCGATTGATCTGCTACTTTTACGCGTCCTTTAGCTTGAGCTGTAGCTGATTGATCTTCTACTTTTACGCTCCCCTTAGCTTGAATCGTTTTTATGTTTAGTGCCTCGACTCTAGCCTTCGCTTGAGATGTGGCGGATTGATCTAGTTGTTTAATGTCAGCCTTCGTCTGAACTGTTCCAGAAACTCCTGATTGTTCTATCCTTCCTTTTGCTTGAATTGTTGCTGATTGATCTACTGTTCTAATGCGTCCTTTAGCTTGGATCGTCTTCACGTCAAAAGACTCGATATTGGCTCTAGCTTGAGCTGTGGCCGATTGTCCAAACTTTTTAATATCTCCTTTTGCTTGAGTGGTTTTAATGTTTGACGATTCGATTCTAGCCTTAGCTTGAGCTGTGGCCGAAACTCCTGATTGTTCTATCCTTCCTTTTGCTTGAATTTCTACCGATTGATCTACTATTTTAACGCGCCCTTTCGCTTGAGTGGTTTTTAAGTTTAATGCCTCGATTCTAGCTTTAGCTTGGGCTGTCTGCGATTTATCTGCTATTTCAATGCGTCCTTTAGTTTGTGATGTTTGCGAGACTGCAATGTGTTTAATATCG